AGTGCGCCGTGCCACCAAGCGTCTGTATGAGAGGCAGTTAGGCAACTCGTTTCCTTTTCCAAATAAATGAACCCAAAAACCGAAACGCAAAAGGCGAAAGATAGGGAGGGAATCCATGCCTAAGAAGCGATCATCACGGGATCTTCAGGAGCCGACCGAGAAGCTGGTACTAACGGCAGACGAATTGAGTGAGTGGACGGGCCTGACCGACAAGCGGCATCGGCAAATAGCGGATGAGGGGTATTTTCCACCGCCCGACGATGGGCTCTACATCCTGGGGGAGACGATCAAAGGAATGTTCAGGTACTACCGGGATCAGGCGGGCAAGGCTAAGGGCAAGGTGACCGAGTTGCGGCAGGTGAACCTCGAACGTCAGAACCGCAGGCTCGAGATCGAGATCAAGAAGATCGAGGGGGAGATGATCGAGGTGCGGGAGGTTCGGGAGATGTTCATGCGGGTGGCCCTGCTCCTGAAGTCGATCCTGTTCGGTGCGCTCGAACAGGAGCTCCCTGCAAAGGCTTCTGGAAAGACACCCGAGGAGATCAGGATGATCGCCCGGGGGATAGGGGACCGGATGCTCGACTGCCTTCGGAACGAACAGGGCACATGGGAGACGAAGCACTAAGGCAGATCCCTGGGTGGGCCGAGGGACTGACTCAGCCTGACCGGAGGTCGATCTACGACTGGGCGCAGGAACACCTGACGCTGCCCCCGAGCTACGCGATCCCGGGGAAGTTCGATGTGTCCATCACCCGACCGCTGATCTCGATCTTCGACGCCATCCAGAACCCCCTTGTCCACCGGATCCGGTTTCGGAAGCCCCCGAGGTTCGGCGGGTCGATGATCGCCGACATAGCTATCCCCTGGATCATCTGCAACGAGCCGGGGCCGATCATGTGGAACTGGCAGTCGGACTCGGACGCGAAGGGGCACATGAAGGAGAAGGCGTGGGAGCTCTGGCGGTCGTGCAAGCCCTTCAAGGCGATGCTGCCGGCGAACAGGCACGACGCGACCACGACCGAGATCTACTTCGGCCCCTTCTTCATCGTCTGCCAGGGTGCGAACATAAACAGCCTGCAGTCGAAGGGCGTCCGGTGGCTGTTCAACGATGAGACCTGGCTCCCGGTGTGGCAGGAGCTCTACGCGCAGGCCGAGGCGAGGACCGGGGACTACCGCAGGAGCGGGGCGTTCAAGATCACCGACGTCTCCCAGGCAGGGATGAAGAACGACGTCGAGGACGCGAACTGGAAGGAGGGAACGCAGTCGATCTGGAACTACGAGGTCGACGGCAAGGAGGTGCCTCTCCTGTTCGGCGGGAAGCGTGACGACGGTTCCCGGTGGGGGCTGATCTGGGACGGGGATGCGAAGATGCCCGATGGGAAGTGGAGCATCGCACGCGCAATCGAGACCTGTCGCTACGAGTGCAGGGACACGGGCAAGGTCTGGACTGACTCGGAGTCCACCCGCTCGGAGTGGAACCGGACAGGCAGGTACGTCTCGACAAACCCCCACGCTGCTCCTGGGACCGTCTCCTTCGGGGTGAACGGGCTCCTGAACTATTCCTTCGCAGACCTGATTTCGATGAAGATCAAGGCGATGGAGGTCGCAGAGTACGGGGACATGAGCGCGATGCGGGACTTCGTTCAGAAGTACGAGACACGGCCCTGGGAGGAGGTTCACCTGTCGGTCACGATCACCACGAACAGGGGAGGCTACACCTACAAGGAGTTTGAGGACGGCAGGCCCATAGACGGAGAGAAGAACCGAGCGATGACGATGGACAGGCAGCACGGCATCGCGGGGGACGTTCCTCACAGGTGGGTCGAGATCCGAGCCTACAGGCACGACGGATCGAGGCAGGTGTACTTCGGCAGGGTGAACACAAAGGAAGGGTGCAGGGCGATTCAGCAGCAGTACAAGGTCCCCGACCGATGCGTGTGGCAGGATGCACGCTACGAGAAGCACGAAGTCTATAAGGAGTGCATCGAGTACGGGTGGATCGCCATCTTCGGCTCCCCGCAGAACTCCTGGGCGCACTACACCAAGACATCGAGGGATTCCGATCCAGTTAAGGTGACGCTGCCCTACTCACCGATCCAGATGGCAGAGGTTCCCGGGGCGTCCCGGCGTGTTGCCTACATCCACTTCAATGAAGACTACTTCTCGGACATTCTTGCGAACCTGATCGGCGGGAAGGCTGCGGGGTGGGATCACCCTGACGACTGGTCTCAGCAGCACCAAGAGCACCTTCTGAACAAGCAGAAGATCGAGAAACGTCCCGGCGTGTTCAACTGGGAGACGGTCAAATCCCGACCCGACCACGGGTTCGACACCTCTAAGATGCAGGTGGTCTTTGCCGTGATGATGAAGCTGCTTACTGCGGGGTCTGCTGCTCTGGCTGGCGACCTGACTCGAACAACTCCCGTGCCCGTCGCGCAGCCTCGACGCTCACCAGATGCTCGACGTATTCTCCCTGAGTGAGATCGAACTGGTACGCCTGTGTGATGAGTTCCTGCCACGCCTCATCGGGCATGGAGATCGACCTCTGGTTTCGCTTGTCCTCCTCGGGAAGCGGGGGACGGCCTGCTCCCGTTCTCTTTCCCCCATGCTGCCTCCTAGTGAAAAAGGACATGACTTTTTCAAGATGTGGTTCCTAGTTGACGCATGAGGCAAGGTTAAATGGCTACAGGAGTACAAGGAGTCTTCTTCGGTTTGCCGTCAGCCACGCTGACAACAATCCAGAACAATTACATCGCGGTCCTGACCGGGATCAGCACGGCGGGCCAGTCCTACTCCCTGGGCGGTCGTATGTTCACCCGGGCTAACATCGCGGAGGTTCGTCAGACGCTCCTTGAGGTTCAGAGGGCCATCGACAGGGCGAACGGGGTGAGCAAGTCTTTCACATACGGGAATATGAACTACGGTCAGGCCACCCCACCTTCTCCCCCGACCGGATAACGCCATGCCCCTCTTTTCCAAGCGTCAGACAGGATACAACGACCCCACCCGCATCATGCGCGACAGGCTGAACCCCGAGGAGATGGCGAAGCCCACGGCATTCGACATCGCCATCGGCAAGGTCTTCCCGAAGTGGGGAACGGATAGGATCCGCGCGAGGCGTGCGTTCAGCTACGAGGCGAGTCGCAGCGACAGGTTCAGGCTGAACGCCACAACGATGCAGGGACCGGAAGACTACCGTGCCTTTCCCGAACGCCTTCAACTGATCCGGCAAGTTCGGGACCTCGAGCAGAACTTTGGCCTGTTCCAGTCGATCATCGACAAGCTCTCGATGTACGCCTTCGGAAGAATCAAGTACCGTCCTCAGACCGGGGAGAGCGAACTGAATCCTCCCTACGGGGAGTATCTCGATGACCGGATGAACAATTCTCTCGACCTCTCGGGCAGGTTCGGGATCGAGACGCTGGCGCAGATCACCTTCAAGTCCATGCTTCGGGATGGGGACTACGGCAACCAGTGGACGAAGGGTGCGCAGGACGGTCTCCTGAAGCTGTGCGGGATCGAGGGCGACCGGATCGGCGGCATATACATGATCTCGGCTGCGGACAATTACCTGCAGGGGATCACGATCAATCTGCAGACGGGCCAGCCTGTTTCCTTCCGAGTGTACTGGCGCACGAAGGCGAACGTCTATGTGAACCCCGTCGAGGTTCCTGCGAACCAGATGCTGCACATCTTCGACCCGCGCAGGGTGAACCAGTACCGGGGGATCACCCCCTTCGCCCCTGTCCTCACCGAGGCCCGGGATCTGAAGGAGATCATGGAGTACTGCAGGATCGGCACGAAGTTCGAGAACCTGCACGCGGCCATCGGCTACACCCCGCACGCCGGTCCCTTCCAGGATCCCTCTGCCTTTGTCACGAACGACGATACCGACATCGCGGGGAAACCCCTGCAGGAGCAGAACCTAAACCCGGGGATGATCCAGTGGGCGGGCTCGACCGACAAGTACGAGTTCATTAAGTCGGAGCGTCCGAGCGGCACGTTCCAGACCTACCTCGACACCCTGATCCGCATCATGGGTCTCGCCCTGAATCTCCCCTACGGGTTCCTCTACGACCTCTCAAAGCTCGGAGGCCCGAACGCTCGCATGGACGCGCAGCAGGCACATCGCGTGATCGAGTACTACCAGCGACTGATGCAGCGTCAGTTCCTCGACAAGGTGAAGAACACCCTGCTGATCGAGGGAATTGCGAACGGGACGATCCCCTATACCCCAGGGTGGGACAAGGGCGTGTGGCAGTTCGCTCCGGCGATCTCAATCGATGCCGGCAGGGACTCGGCATCCGCGATCAAGGAGGTTCAGGCCGGGATGCTCACGCTGGATTCTTGGTTCGGGGAGACAGGACTCGATGCCACGGCAGAGATGCAGATCATGGCGCAGGAGTCCGAGCAACTCATCTCAATGGCGAAGGCAATCTCGCAGAGCCAGGATGTGCCGTTCGAGACAGCCCTCACGATGCTTTCTGTTCGCACGCCGAACGGGTTCATCGCGCCGGCAGCACCGCCTCCCGCCACATCCCCGTCCCAGGCTGCGGCTGCAAATGCTGCGGCATCGGACGCCATCGCAGGAGACGGATCGGGAACCACGGCATTGCCTGCTGCCCCGGTTCAGATGAACGCATCCCTGCCCCTGACCGAACTGGTCGGGGACAAGGCGAAACCTTCATCGGATCAGGTCAATGCTGTGAAGCCCCTGAACGATAAGAAGCCGAGCATCGGTCGCATCCAGGATGCCCTGAAGTCGAAGGGCTACCTAATCGGGGATGCGCAGCGGAACGACAAGACGAAGGTGGTCACATGGAAGGTCACGACCCCGAGCGGTGCGAAGAAGTCCATGACGGTCGCTCAGTTGCTTGCGCTCATGTAGTTGACGACCCCGCTCGGGTATGACCGAGCACAATTTCGCGCAGGCGTTCTCGCTTCAGCAGATCGACCAGACAAACGGGTGCATCCGTGGTGTCGGGATGATTACCGTGGGGGCAGTCCTGGGCCACTCGGATCCGGTACTAGGTCAGCCCCTCTACGTCGACGCGATCACCCTGCAGCAGGTTCTTGAGTCGGCGGAGCAGTACAAGACGGGACTGAAGGTGAAGGCCGACCACGGGTCAGGGGTGATGGACATCATCGGATACCTGAACAACTTCATTATTGACGGGGATACACTCCGAGC